CTTAAACTACTTGTCCACGACGAAAGTGGTAAATGGGAAAGACCAGACAACATCCTTAACAATTGGCGAGTTACAAAAACAACGTTAAGACTTGGTGCACGTATTATTGGTAAGTGTTTAATGGGTTCAACATCGAACGCTTTAGATAAAGGCGGTGATAACTTTAAAAAATTATATAACGATTCAAACGTAATTAAAAGAAACTCTAATGGACAAACTAAATCCGGACTGTATTCATTATTCATCCCGATGGAATGGAACTACGAAGGATTTATTGATGAGTACGGGCAGCCCGTATTTAATAATCCTGATGGAGAGGTTTTGGACCCGTTTGGTGACGTTATTGAACAAGGGGTTATAGATTACTGGGAAAATGAAGTTGATGGCCTTAAACAAGACCAGGATGCTTTAAACGAATACTACAGGCAGTTCCCGCGTACAGAAGACCACGCATTTAGAGATGAAACTAAAAATAGCATCTTTAACTTAGCAAAAATCTACGAACAGATTGATTATAACCAGGATCTACGTAATACTAATACTATAACGCAGGGTAATTTTCAATGGGTTAACGGTGTACCAGACACAAATGTAGTGTTTACACCTAGCCCACAAGGTAGATTTAAAGTATCTTGGATACCAGGTACACATTTGCAGAACAAGCATATAAGTAAAAACGGTGTTAAATATCCAGCTAATGAACATATTGGTGCATTTGGTTGTGATAGTTACGATATTTCAGGAACGACTGACGGCAGGGGCTCTAAAGGTGCATTACACGGATTAACAAAATTCACAATGGAAGATGCACCACCTAGTACATTTTTTTTAGAATACATTGCTAGGCCTCAGACAGCAGAGATATTTTTCGAAGATGTGCTTATGGCATGTGTCTTTTACGGAATGCCTATACTTGCTGAGAATAACAAACCTAGATTACTCTACCATTTTAAAAGAAGAGGGTACAGGGGTTATTCGATGAACCGACCTGACAGATTATGGAATAAGCTTTCCGTAACTGAAAAAGAAATAGGTGGTATACCAAACTCAAGCATGGATATGAAACAATCACATGCAGCTGCAATAGAGATGTACATAAACGAGCATGTCGGACAAATAGCAGAAGGGGAGTATGGAACCATGTACTTTAACGAGACTTTAAACGATTGGTCTAAATTTGACATAAATAACCGAACAAAATATGATGCCGCTATTAGTTCTGGCCTCGCTATTATGGCTTGCCACAAAGATTTATACAGACCCGTCGGACAACAACAAAAAACAAAATTAAACCTTAAGATTGCTCGATATAATCAAGATGGTTTTACTTCAAAAATAATAAAATAAGATATGGCTAATTCAGTTGTAAATAGTTTCTTCCCAAGCCAGGTAGCTTCAGACCAAGAAAAGCTGTCTACGGAATATGGCTTAAAGGTAGGACGTGCGATTGAGCAAGAGTGGTTTTCAAGCAACTCTGGAGCAATTCGCTACCAAAGCAACCAAAGCTCATTTCACAATTTAAGATTATACGCAAGAGGCGAGCAAAGCATTCAAAAGTATAAAGATGAATTATCAATAAATGGTGATTTGTCTTATCTTAATTTAGACTGGAAGCCTGTACCTATATTATCTAAGTTTGTAGATATTGTAGTTAATGGTATTGCCGATAGAGCATTTGATATAAAAGCATATTCACAAGATCCGTTTGGTGTTTCAAAACGTACAGAGTACATGAACTCTATTATTCGTGATATGCAAACCAAAGAGATTAACGACTATGCTCAAGAAGCTTTCGGTATTAATCTTTATGAGAACGACCCCACGGCTTTACCGGAATCAAAAGAAGAGCTAGAGCTTCACATGCAGCTTAGTTATAAGCAGGGCATTGAAGTAGCTGAAGAGGTTGCAATAAATACTTTACTTGACGGAAACAAATACAATTTAATTAAGAAAAGAGTATACCAAGATATTACCACATTAGGCATTGGCGCAGTTAAAAATACTTTTAACAAGTCAGAAGGTATTAAAATAGATTACGTTGACCCTGCTAATTTGGTTTATTCATATACTGAATCACCGTATTTTGAAGATATATATTATGTAGGTGAAGTTAAGTGGGTGCCTATTAATGAGCTTAAAAAGCAATTCCCTGATTTAACAAACGAAGAGCTAGAGAAAATACAACAGCAAAACTCTAAAACGCATCGTGGCTACGCTACAACAGGTAATACACAGGATACATATAGAGATAGTAATAACGTTCAAATTTTGTATTTTAATTACAAAACTTACATGAACGAAGTTTATAAAACTAAGAAGACTGCAACAGGTGCTGAAAAAGCGATTGAAAGAGACGACCAGTACAACCCACCAGCAGACAGTGAAGAGTTTGGCAAGTTATCGCAGTCGCTAGAAGTTTTATATGAAGGTGCATTAGTATTAGGCACTAAGCATCTGCTTAAGTGGGAGGTGGCTAAAAATATGTTGCGTCCTAAAAGCGATTATACCAAGGTGAAAATGAATTACAACATCGTAGCCCCACGTATGTACAAAGGTAAGATTGAATCTATTGTAAGCCGTTGTACCGGTTTTGCTGATATGATTCAGCTTACGCATTTAAAAATGCAGCAGGTATTATCTAAAATGATGCCTGATGGTGTTTATATGGATGCTGACGGTTTAGCTGAAATTGATTTAGGTAACGGTACAAACTACAATCCGCAGGAAGCGCTTAACATGTTCTTCCAAACAGGTTCTGTTATTGGGCGCTCATTTACGCAAGAGGGTGATATGAATCCTGGTAAAGTGCCTATACAGCCTTTACAAACAGGTGCGGGTGGTCAAAAACTACAAACGCTTATACAGACGTATAACTATTACTTGCAGATGATTCGCGATGTTACGGGTCTTAATGAAGCGCGTGACGGTTCTACACCTGATTCAAGAGCATTAGTTGGTGTACAAAAACTAGCGGCCGCAAATTCAAATACAGCTACAAGACACATACTTGATGCAGGTTTATTCTTAACTGCTGAAACCGCGGAAGCTTTATCACTACGTATTTCAGATGTTTTAGAATACAGCAGCTCTAAAGAGGCATTTATACAGAAAATTGGTGGATTTAATGTAGCTACACTTGAAGAGCTTAAAGAATTACACTTATACGATTTTGGTATATTCTTAGAACTAGCGCCAGACGAAGAAGAAAAAGCATTATTAGAAAACAATATACAGACCGCACTTTCTGCAGGTTTGATTGATTTAGACGATGCAATAGATATTCGTGAAGTTAGAAATATTAAGCTAGCCAATCAACTATTAAAGTTACGCCGCAAGAAAAAGCTGGAGCGTGATCAAATGATGCAGCAGCAAAATATCCAAGCACAAGCGCAAGCAAATGCACAGGCACAACAAGTTGCGGCACAAGCGGAAGTACAGAAAGACCAAGCGTTGTTCCAAACAAAAGCACAGCTAGAGCAGCTTAAAGGACAGATGGAACAACAAAAAATGCAAGCAGAGGTTGCGGCTAAGAAAGAACTTATGGCACTTGAATTCAACTACAATATGCAACTTAAGGGTATTGAGGTTGAAGGACAAAAGACAAAAGAGAAACAAAAGGAAGACCGTAAAGACGAAAGAACCAAATTACAAGCTTCTCAACAAAGCGAATTAATAGAGCAAAGACAGAAGCAAACAGGTCCTAAAAACTTTGAATCTGCTGGAAATGACATCATTGGCGGTGGATTTGGTTTAGGAACCTTCGAACCTAAGTAATAATAACCATATATAATTATATAATATTTTATCATGAGTGAAGAATTTAAACCAGCTACCAGCATAGATGATGATGGTACAATTAAAGTAGACTTCAGTAAAAATGCCATTCAAGAGCAAAGCACAGATGACAGCGATGCTGCTGTCGAAGAACCCGGAAACGAAGAAAGTAGCCAAGAAGTGGTTGAAGAAGTACGGGACACCGAAGAAGAGCAAGTAGTAACAGAAGAGACTGAAGAGCCTGCTCAAGAGGTTGCAGAAGAAGAGCCTGTACTACAGGAAATTACAGAAGAAGAAGTTGAAGAGGCTGCTGAAGAGCTTCAAGAAGAAGTTGCTGAGGCAATTGAAGAAGCAAAAGAGTCTGGTGCTGAATTACCTGAAAACATTCAAAAGGTTGTAGACTTTATGAATGAAACAGGTGGAACGCTAGAAGACTACGTTCGCCTTAATACAGATTACAGTGCGTTAAACGAAGAACAATTACTTCGTGAATACTACCAAAGTACGAACCCACATTTAGATAATGAGGACATCGACTTTATGATGGAAGACAAGTTTTCATACGATGAAGACATTGACGACGAGCGTGAAGTGCGACGTAAAAAGGTAGAGCGTAAACAAGCATTAGCAAATGCTAAAAATTATTTAGACGGACTTAAGTCTAAATACTACGAAGAAATTAAAGCAGGATCACGTTTGAATCCTGAACAGCAAAAAGCGGTTGAATTTTTCAATCGTTATAATAAAGAAAGTGAGGAAGCTGCTAAAGTTGCAGAAAGACAAACTACGCGTTTTAAGCAAGAAAGTGCTAAAGTTTTTAACGACAAATTCGAAGGTTTCGATTTTAACGTCGGCGAAAAGAAATACCGCTTTAAAGTAAAGAATGCTAGTGAGGTTAAAGAGACCCAAGGCGACATTAACAATTTTATTAAGAAGTTCTTGAACGAAAAGGGTGAGATGTCAGATGCTAAGGGTTATCACAAATCTCTGTTTACAGCAATGAACGCAGATCAAGTTGCACAACATTTTTATGAGCAAGGTCGCTCCGATGCTCTTAAATCAAGTATGGCTAAAGCCAAGAATGTAGATATGGACCCGAGAGGGGTGCATGAGAAAGTTACTACATCTAACGGCTGGACTGTACGTGCAGTTGATAGTGGAGAAAGCGCTTCTAAGCTTAAGGTTAGATTTAATAAATAATAATCCATTAAAAATTTATAATAATGGCAACAATGAGTGGAGGCGCATTCCCAGCGTCACTAACACCGCGTCCAACTAAAACTCCGGATGCGTCAAATTATATAAACTTTGCTGACACTAGCTTTAGCCAGTGGTCACAACAATACCTTCCTGAGGTATATGAAAAAGAAATTGAGCGTTACGGTAAACGTACTGTAGGCGGTTTCTTACGTATGGTAAGTGCAGAAATGCCAGTAGCTTCAGATCAAATTATTTGGTCAGAACAAGGACGTTTGCACCTCGCATTTAGCGGCGTTACTAATGGACAAAGTGCTAGTGGAGCGAATAGTGAGGTTACTTTAACTTTTGGTACAAGCGCTGAAGCTGATTTGTTAGCTAAAGGAATGACTTTAGTTTTAGCTGATAGCACTAATGCAGTTGCTAAAGTACTAGTTTCTACTGAAGCGGCTGGTGCTGTTGTTAAAGTACAAGTCTACGGCGCTGCTGATTTAAGTGGGCTTGGAACAACTGTATCTGGATTTGTATTCGGTTCTGAATATGCTAAGGGTTCTGAAAGCGTTGGAATTTCTCGTGATGCTAACTTTCAAACTTTCAATAATAAACCAATTATTCTACGTGATAAATACAGCGTTGCTGGTTCTGATGTAGCTCAAATTGGTTGGATTGAAGTTACTTCTGAAGCTGGTACTTCTGGTTACCTATGGTACTTGAAGTCTGAGCACGAGTCTCGTTTACGTTTTGAAGACTACCTAGAAATGTCTATGGTTGAAGCTGAGAAAAAAGGCGCTTCTGGTACAACATCTCTTGATGGTACTGAGGGTATGTTTGAAGCTATTGAAAATCGCGGTCTTGTTTATTCAGGTGCTGATTTTGATGGCGCTGGTGGTTTAAGTCAATTTGACGACATTCTAGCACAATTAGACAAGCAAGGTGCTATTGAAGAAAACATGATGTTCTTAGATCGTTCTACATCTTTAGAGATTGACAACATGCTTGCAGCTCAAAATTCTTACGGTGCTGGTGGTACTTCTTTCGGTGTATTTAATAACGAAGAAGATATGGCATTGAACTTAGGATTCTCTGGTTTCCGTCGCGGTTCTTACGACTTCTACAAAACCGACTGGAAATACTTGAACGATGCAACTACTCGTGGCCTTATTGGTGACATCGATGGCGTATTGGTTCCAGCAGGTACTTCTACGGTTTACGATGAAAACTTAGGTAAAAACGTTGCACGTCCATTCTTGCACGTACGTTACCGCGCTAACGAGGTTGATGATCGTCGCATGAAGTCTTGGGTTACTGGTTCAGTTGGTGGCAACTACACTAGTGACGAAGATGCAATGAACGTTCACTTCTTGTCTGAGCGTGCACTTTGTGTACAAGCAGCTAACAATTTTGTATTGTTGAAAGCGTAATAGCTTATATTTAATATGGTCCTCGGCTTCGGCCGGGGGCTTTATTTTTCTTTTATTTAATTATATTATATCATGGCAACAGCTAAAAAACCTGCAGCTAAAAAGGCTGCACCAAAAAAAGAAATGCCTGTAGAGGCACCGGTAGTATCATTTGAAAATGCCGATAAACCATTAACAGCATCTGCGGAACCCAAGTGGGAATATAAAGACCGCTTATATGAAATGACAGGTAATAAGACACCTTTAATATGGTCTATACCTTCAATGCATACTGCTAAAAGACCTATGCTTTGGTTTGACAAAGAAAAAGGTTACCAGCGCGAACTACGTTATGCTACAAACCAAAAAACACCTTTTGTAGATGAGCAAGAAGGTACATCAACATTAGGAAGAATTATTTTTGAAAATGGCAAACTGTATGTACCAAAAGAGCAGGTAGCTTTACAAAAATTTTTATCGTTGTATCACCCATATACATTAACAGGTAAAATTAAAGAGCATAAACCTGAAGCCATTGCTGAAGACCAAGTGCATTCTATTGAGCTTGAATTAGAAGCGATGAACACCGCGGTTGCAATGGATATTGACCAAGCAGAAGCAATTTTGCGTGCAGAAATAGGATCTGCGGTATCTACAATGAGTTCTAAGGAGCTTAAACGCGATTTACTTGTATTCGCTAAGAATGAACCTGGTTTGTTCTTAGAACTAGCAAATGACGACAACGTACATTTGCGTAACATCGGTATAAAAGCTACGGAATTAGGAGTTATTAATTTATCAGCAGACAATAGAACATTCTCTTACGGGAATACTGGTCGTAAATTAATGACCGTTCCTTTTGATGAACATCCTTATTCAGCGCTTGCTGCCTACTTCAAAACAGATGAAGGTATGGAAGTTTTGAATGCGATTGAAAAACGACTTTAAGTCATAAAGTAGGGGTCGTGCAAACGATCCCTATTTTTTTTAATATATAAAACTATGAGTGTAAGTGTAAACACTGTATATCAAAAAGTATTAGCCGTACTCAATAAAGAGAAACGAGGATATTTACCGCCAAACGAGTTTGAATATATGGCGAACATTGCTCAGATGGATATATTTGAGCAATATTTTTATGACCTAAATCAATTCATGCGTATACCTGGTAATGATACCGGTCACGCTGATATGGTTAGTATGTTACAGGAAAA